GCAGAAGATGCACTAGCAGGAGAAGAAACTCCTGAAATAGGTGCTGAAGCAACTCCACCCGAAACAGCAACAGGCGGTGATACAGGAGCAGGCGCAGCAGCACCGGCAACTGATCAAACGATATAAATACTATTATGATACTACGTGAATTATTTTATTTTGATAAAGAAACAGTTGAACCTACTGAAGACAACAGGTACGATCCAAAGTACGATGACTCAGTAGTAAATTTTGACGACACTCGAAAAACAAGACTTACCCTAAGCCAAATAAACCGTGCAAGGAAAGCAAGCGAGCTACATACAGAAGAGAAGGCCGATGAACTGGACTTCGTAAGACAGATGTATGGAATAGCAGCGCAAGCGGCCGCTGCCGGTGTTTAATGGCAAAAATAGATAAGAGCAAATACACAAAACAAGAATGGTTAGTTATACGTGAACAAAGACGTGTATCTAAAATGTTTCAAAAAGCTAAAAAGCAAAAAGAAACTTCACCCCTAACAAATAAAGTTACAAACAAATCTACAGCATTTGTTTTAGGCAACGGTACAAGTCGTGCTAATATTGATCCTTCTACTTTAAGACCATTTGGAAACATATACGGCTGTAATGCATTGTATAGAACATTTAATCCTGATTATCTTGTTGCAGTTGACACTAAAATGATATTAGAAATTAATAAAGCTGGATATCAAAATCATAATGAAGTTTGGACTAACCCAAACAAAGTTTATCATCGAATGACTAACTTTAACTATTTTAGTCCTTCAAAAGGTTGGAGTAGTGGCCCAACAGCATTATGGTTAGCAACACAACATGGATACAAACACATATACATTTTAGGCTTTGATTACCAAGGTTTAGATTCTGGTAAAAAATTTAATAACTTATATGCTGATACTAAAAACTATAAAAAGTCTACAGAAGGTGCAACTTTTTACGGAAATTGGATGCGTCAAACCAAGAGCGTAGTGCAAGATTTTAAAGATATTAAGTTTACAAGGGTAATAGCACCAGATAATTATATTCCAGAAGAACTAAATAAATTTGAGAACTTAGAACATATTAGTGTTGAAATGTTCAAAAAAATCTACAATCTCGCGTAAACGGCTCGTTTTTAGCCTATTTCGCGGTACTTTTCCTGTTATAAAGTAAATACAACTGACAGCCTTACCATAGGTATAACTTTACAGGAGAGAAAAATGGCAAATCAAAATAAATTTGAAGAAATGCTTGAAAAGCTAGTCAATGAAGACAAAGCTGGAGCAGAAGAATTATTCCACGAAATAGTGGTAGAAAAATCAAGAGACATCTACGAAGGACTTTTAGAGTCTGAATTAGAAGTTGATGAAACTACAGACGAAGAAGTTGATGAAACAACTGACGAAGAAGTAGATGAAGCATCAGACGAAGAAGTAGATGAAGCATCAGATGATGACAAAGAAGAAGCTACTAACGAAGACTTTAACTTAGATGAGTTTGAAGTTGAAGGTGGCGATCCAGCTGATGACATGATGGATAAAATGGGCATGGACATGGACGGCGATGCAGAAGGCGGCGACATGGATATGGACATGGAACCAGATGCAGAAGAAGGTGATGACGATGTAGAAGATCGTGTTGACGATCTAGAAGTTGCATTAGATGATCTTAAAGCAGAATTTGAAAAAATGATGGGTGACGACAAAGGTGACGAAGGTGACGAAGGCGACATGGATATGGATGCTGACGGCGACGACGAAGCTGAAGAAGAATCAGTAGCGTTTGAAGCAACTGACGAAGAAGTCGACGAAGCATCAGACGAAGAAGTAGATGAAGCAGCAGACGAAGAAACTGATGAATCATCTAAATCAGAAGCAGAAACAATGCGTGAATATGTTGAAAAAGTAACAGCTAAAATGGGCGACAACGGTGCAAACTCAAAGTCTCCAGTAGCTAGTGCAAACGACATGGGCGGAGATGCTTCAAACTTGGTAGCAGGCGGCGAAGCTGATACAAAAGGAACAACAGGCGGACTTGCAGCACCTTCTGAAAAAGAAGAGAATGCAGGAAATGTTAATGTACCTGGCGGTAAAGCAGCTAAGTCAAACAAAGCAATGCCAAAAGGCCACGGTGCTGAGAAAAAAGGCGCAGGCGACACAGCAGCTAATAAGAAACCTGTAATTGGCGGCTAAAACTAAGTTAAGGAACTTTTAAATGAAAAACTTACGAGAGCATTTGACATTCGATCAAGCACAAATAGTTGTTGAGAATGCCAACGAAGGAAAAGACTTGTATATGAAAGGTATTTGTATACAGGGCGGAGTACGCAACGCTAATCAGCGTGTGTATCCTGTAAACGAAATTGGCAGGGCTGTCAAAACTCTCAATGATCAAATTAGTGGCGGATATTCTGTGCTCGGAGAAGTTGATCATCCAGAAGGTCTTAACATAAACTTAGATCGAGTGAGTCATATGATCAGCGAATGCTGGATGGATGGCGCAAACGGTTATGGTAAATTAAAAATTCTACCAACTCCGATGGGACAACTAGTTAGCACTATGATACAAAATGGTGTAAAACTTGGTGTTTCATCGCGTGGTAGTGGCAATGTATCAGATGACGGCGATAACACCGTTTCTGATTTCGAAATAATCACTGTGGACGTTGTGGCTCAGCCTAGCGCCCCTGGTGCATATCCTACAGCAATTTATGAACATATGATGAATGCACGTGGGGGATACAAGGCATACGAACTTGCACAGGCAACAAAACACGATCCAAAGGCACAAAAATATTTAAAAGAATCTCTGGTTAATATAATCAGTAGACTCCAATAAAAGGAGAACAATAATGTTGGACGCACTTAAAACACTTTTTGAAAACGATGTAGTTTCCGAAGAAGTACGTGCAGAAATTGAAGGCGCTTGGGAAAGCAAAATCAAAGAGAACCGTCAGCAGGCAACTGCTGAGCTTCGCGAAGAATTTGCTAAGAAATATGAGCACGATAAATCAACTATGGTTGAAGCTATCGATGCTATGATCTCAGAGCGTTTAGCTGAAGAAATTGCTGAGTTTGCAGACGATCGCAAACAATTAGCCGAAGCTAAAGCAAAGTATGCTGTTAAAATGCGTGAAGACGCAAAGTTAATGCAGAAATTTGTAATGGAATCGCTAAAATCAGAAGTTACTGAGCTACATGAAGATCAAAAAGCAATTGCTGATAAATTTAGCATGCTTGAGAACTTTATAGTTGATGCACTTGCAAAAGAAATTGCAGAGTTCCACGAAGACAAAAAAGATTTAGCTGAAACTAAGGTAAAACTTATAAAAGAAGCTAAAAACAAATTTGCCGAAGTCAAACAAGACTTTATCGCAAAAGGTGCTAACAAAGTATCTACAATCGTTGAAAATACACTTAAAGGTGAGATCAGCGCATTGAAAGAAGATATCGAAGAAGCACGTAAAAACGATTTCGGTCGTAAGATGTTTGAAGCATTTGCATCTGAGTACGCAACAAGTCATCTGAATGAAAATTCAGAAGTTGCAAAACTTATGAATGTAGTTGCAGTTAAAGACAAACAACTAGCTGAAGCAAAAGCATTTGCTACAAAAGCAAAAGTATTAGCTGAAGCTAAGAGTACCGAAGTTAAGCGTATGGCACAAATAGCTGAACGCAAAGACACAATTGATGGTTTATTAAGCCCACTAAACAGAGCTCAAAAAGACATCATGTCAGATTTACTGGAATCAGTACAGACAAACAGACTACAATCTGCTTTTGACAAGTACCTACCATCTGTAATCGATGGTAACTCTCCAGCGAAGCAGAAGGCAGTAATTACAGAAGGCACAGAAATAACAGGCAATAAGAATACAACAACAAACGCTAGTTCACAAGCAGATGATAATGTCGTTGACATTAGACGTCTAGCTGGTTTATAATAAGGAGAAAACTATGTCAGAACTATTAGAAAGTCGCTGGCTGGACACAAAGAATGCACTTCTTGAAGGCCTACAAGGCACAAAGAAATCTGTAATGTCAGCAACACTGGAAAATACACGTAAGTATTTGTCAGAAACAGCCGGAGCAGGCGCAACAAGCGCAGGCAACGTCGCAACTCTTAACAGAGTTATTTTACCCGTTATCAGACGTGTAATGCCAACCGTTATTGCTAACGAATTAGTTGGTGTACAGCCTATGACAGGTCCTGTGGGTCAAATCCACACATTGAGAGTACGTTATGCGGAAGCAATGAACGATACATCAGCAGGTAACACTGATACTACAGCAGGCGAAGAAGCATTAAGCCCATTCAAAATTGCTGAAGCATATTCAGGTAACGCTGCAACTGCAAAAGCTGGTTCTACAGCATCACTAGAAGGTGAAGCAGGTAGAAAAATGTCTATTCAGATCTTAAAACAAACTGTTGAAGCTAAATCACGTAAGCTATCAGCACGTTGGACTTTTGAATCTGCGCAAGACGCTCAGTCAATGCACGGTATCGACGTTGAAGCAGAAATTATGGCTGCTTTAGCACAAGAAATTACTGCAGAAATCGACCAAGAAGTATTAGGTTCACTTAATACACTAGGTGGAACAGCAGTAGAAACATACGACCAATCAGCAGTAAGTGGTACAGCTACTTTCGTTGGTGATGAGCATGCAGCACTTGCAGTTCAAATCAACAGAGCAGCAAACTTAATTGCACAAAGAACACGTAGAGGCGCAGGTAACTGGGCAGTGGTATCACCATTCGCACTAACTATCCTACAGTCTGCTACAACTTCAGCGTTCGCAAGAACAACAGAAGGTTCGTTCGAAGCACCAACAAACACTAAAATGGTTGGTACATTGAACAATGCAATGAAAGTATATGTAAACACATATGCTGGTGACGGTGCTAACGTAATCGTTGGTTACAAAGGCTCAAGTGAATCAGATGCGGCAGCGTTCTATTGCCCATACATTCCATTGATGTCAAGTGGCGTTGTATTAGATCCATCATCATTCGAACCAGTTGTGTCTTTCATGACTAGATACGGATATGTTGAGCTAAACAACACAGCTTCATCACTTGGTAATGCAGCTGACTACCTAGCTAATGTTGCTATTACTAATGGCGCAGTTAGCTTTAGCTAAGTCTTAAGTTTTAAAAACTACAAAATAGGCGCTACGGCGCCTATTTTTATGGCTAAATTTTCTGGTTGACTTTTAGTTTCAAATAAGGTATAAATTATATATGAAACATAAACATTTAATAGTAAGAGCAGAAGTAAGTAATCCTCCAATATACGAACAAACTATTACTGATTGGGCTTCTAATTTAATTAGAGACATTGGTATGAAGATTATGATGGGACCTTATGTTAAGTATTGTGATATGGAAGGTAACAAAGGATTTACTTGTGTTACTATTATTGAAACATCACATGTAGCAATACACATATGGGACGAACAATCTCCAAAATTAATGCAATTAGATGTCTACACTTGCGGCGAGTTAGACACACGAATAGTATTTGATGCGTTAGATAAGTTTGATCCAGTAAAGATTGATTTTAAATATTTGGATAGAGAAAACGAATTTATTCAAGTACTAGATACTAAATAATAATACAACGTTCAGGCAATTAGCCCGGAAGTAGCATTAGCGAAGGAACGCACTTAACTTTAACGAGGAGAGTGTCATGAATCACAAAGACTTCGAAATAGCTCGCAAAAAAAGAAAAACTGAACTAGCGCATAAAGCAATAATACGCAAAATGGCTGAAAATCGTTTATCTAGACCAAGAGCTGAAAAGAACATACTTAGTACAGATCCTAGATTACAAAAAATTTAATATTTTGGTAAAAAAAAGGTTGACTTTATATATAAAGTCTGTTATATTAAGTACATAAGCAACAAAAAATTAATTACTTTTTGTTTATAGTGCAAGGAAGAGGCCTTTACCAGAAGGGTCTAACTTGACTGTCCAGGGGTGGTACCCAGGCTTGGTAGTAGAAATACGCTGAGTCACATCGCATTAACCCGCGGGGATAGGTTGTACGGTTTAGAAATGGTATTTCGGTCCGTACTTGTAGGTGTACCCAAGTCCTACCTATTTTGCTTATATTAAAAAGACACTTCGGTGTCTTTTTTCTTGACTAACTGTCCAAAATACTATATAATACTAGCATGGAGATAAAAGACGAC